CCAAATACGAGGTTATTCCAGCACGATTAGGAGTATTCATTGGTTGGGTTGGTCAAACATTTTCTGGTCCTCACATTCATTTACGTAAAAATGTAATCGATTGGAGTCGTGCTAACAAACAACACTGTATGCCTATTGATGGCAGTTGTTTTAAATTTGCAGATCCAAAGAGTATGTATGTTCGATATAGTCTAGATGGTGTATTTTATAATGAACATGAATATGCTAATAAAGGTAGCATCAATACCAAATGGAATCAATTAAGATACGATCTGCGTATGCCAGGAATGAAGCCCTGGAGAGAAAATGGAACAGGCAGTCATATTTTAATTTGTCTACAGCGAGACGGAGGATGGAATATGAAGGGTACTGATTTGGATCAATGGCTAGCTAACACAGTTACTCAAATAAGAAAAGTTACTGATAAGCCTATATTAATAAGACCTCATCCTAAGCGTAAGTATAATCTTAAAGGTTATTTAAAACAAAATAATATATATGAAAGTGTACCTGACAGTACATTAGAACAAGATATTGAAGGTGCTCACGCCGCGGTGTTTTATAATTCATCTAGTTCAGTTGCGCCAATATTAAAGGGAGTTCCGGTATTTGTACAAGATCAAGATGCTGTAACTTGGGACGTGGCCAATCACGATATTAAAAATATTTTAAATCCTGTTTATCCTGAACGTAGTCAATGGTTATATGATTTAGCTAGCTGTCATTGGTGTGACGAAGAACTAAGAAAAGGTCTTGTGTGGAAACACTTTGAGCCTTACTTAAAATCCTAAAATAACGTCGTTGCGTACACGACTAAGCTCTCGAGCTCCCCAACTTTTTAATAGTTCAACACTTTCGTACTGAGTATCTTCAGTGATGCCTGTGTCTTTGTGTAGTTTCTGCTCAACAACCATAACAGGTTTATATTCTTTAATTGTTTGTTCGGCGCCTAATAGAATATTATATTCATATCCTTCGCAATCTATTTTAATGTAATCAATTTTTTGAAATTCTAAACTATCTAATCGATACATATGGATTTGACCATTACCCATAGTGTCAGTATTGACATGACTGTGTCCTGTGTTGTCTGGTGTGATTACCATATCTATTGTTGTGTTTTCGTTGCCCAAAGCATAGTCTCTTATAGCAACCTGAGACATATCAACGTTCTCTCTAAGACATTCTCGAAAGTCAGCTACGGGTTCAAATGCTATAACACGTTGAAACTGTTTAGCCATATCCCTAGTCCATAGCCCTATATTGGCACCTATATCTAACGCTAGACCTTTGTGTTGAACAAACTCAAAGCTCTTGCGTCTAACGGGCTCCTGATAAACAGGTTCTCCGCCTTTGAGTATATTTTTATCCAACATATAAGCAAAATGTGTGTCATAGTCTGGAAATGACCATCCATGTTTTTTATACATTATCTTGTTTCCTTTATATTAGCCCAATAAGGATGATCAGTATGTACTCCTTGGTCTCTTTTATTACTGTGTCCTAAATCTTTGCGTTTACCTTTGACATGATCAAGATATTCGCCAAGAGCACTGTTAATAAACGGATGCCCAGCAAAGCCTTTTGTGTCTGGATTAGGGTTTAAGTTAAAAAACTTATTGTCTGGTTTAGTTCTATATCGTTTCCATACAGTAGACCAAACATAGCTGTCGTGATATTCAGGTAAATCAAATAGTTTATCTTGAGTGTATTGACTAACAAACTCATGTATAAACATTCTTGAGTTAACGTGTCTAAGATTGTATCCAACCCATCCGCATTCAGGATGATATTTGTCACCACGCCCAAGATATGTAATCATTGCGTCTCCAGGTGATATGCTTGGAACAAAGTGAACGGGGATATCAGTATGAGTAAGTGTATCAGCATCACACCATATCAGCCAATCAGTATCTATAGTTTTCTCTGCTAATCCTGTAGCAAATACTTTGTAACAAAAACGCACAGCGTCCCACTTAAACTGTTTACGTGGATCCTGTGAAGCATCACGTCCGTGTGCTTTAGGATTGTTTCTATGTCTTTCAACAAAGTCTCTACATTCTTTGCTTTCTTTAAGTAGATCAACTACCTGAACATTTGACTTAGTTGTTTTAGGTGTACAGTTTTCAGCATAAACAACAAGATTGATCTCTGCCGGCCAATGTTTTTCAAAGGTGTCTATCATTCTCTGACCGTACTGTTCCATTCCTTCTTTATGGAATGTAGTGATTAAAGTATATTTCACTTTTTGTCCTTGTGTTTATATAAATGGATACATACTATTATATTAGCATATATTTATTCAATGAAAAAACTGACCTATTTTTCTAAGCACACATCATTAAATTCAAAGCCAGTTATGTCTGCCTTTTTATCTAGTGCTAAGAAGCATTATCAAGTGGTAGAAAATGATATGAACGCAGATATTGCGGTCATATGGAGTTGTCTATGGGCAGGACGTATGGCTCCTAATAAAGAAATATATGAACATTTTCGTAGACAAAATAAACCTGTAATAATAATTGAAGTTGGTGCCTTAAGAAGAAACACAACCTGGAAGATTTCATTAAACAATATTACAACTGAGGGCTATTATGGCCATACTGAAAATTTAGATTGGGATAGACCTAATAAGTTAGGTATTAGCCTCAATGAGAACACAAACAATAACGGTAAAATATTAATTGCGGCACAACATCATAAAAGTTTACAGTTACAGCATTTAGAATCACAAGAACTATGGATTGAACAGCAAGTAACAATGATACAATCTCAAACAGATAGAGAAATCGTTGTACGCAGTCACCCTAGATCTCCATTACAAATGCCTAGTGAAATGCCTCGTAAAATTACAGGAACATATGATGACTTTGATTTTAACACTAATTACTATTGCGTTGTAAATTACTCGAGTGGTCCAGCAATACAGGCCGCAATATCAGGAACACCAATTATAACTAGTGAACTAAGTTTGGCGTACTCTATAAGTAACAGTATTAATAACATAGAACTAGTTAATAATCTTGCTACAGAGCAATGGTTAGCAGAGATAACGCACACCGAATACCTCATTGAGGAAATTGAACAAGGACTGTGGATAGAAAGATTGGAATCACAATTATGAAACAGGTAGATGACTATATGGAAGATGGTATAGACTGCGGATGTGTGCTTCATGGAGAATACTATACTTTAGACTATGCTAAGAAATTAGAAGCTGGGTTACGTAGGAACTTTAGCTGTCCTATACGTTTTCATATATGGACTGAAAAGGCTAGAGAAGTACCTAAAGGGTGGCACAAACACAGTCTTAAAGATCTAGGAGTTAAAGGGCCTAAGAAGGGATGGTGGTACAAAACACAAATATTTAGAAACAAGGACTTTCAGGGCAGATTGTTTTATTTTGATTTAGATATTATAATCTCAGGTAACTTAGATTGGATGTTGAGATTGAGTAGTGAAAAGTTTTGGGCAGTTAGAGATTTTCGCTATCTTTGGAAGAAAAACAAATGGACAATAAATAGCAGTGTAATGGTATTTGACACTAACAAGTACGCTGACCTTTGGAAAAAGTTTAAGCGTAACCATCATGCTATTATAACACAATATAATGGTGATCAAGATTACATAGATATAGAAGTGCCCAACGATAACAAACGCTGGCTTGATCAAAACTTTGTAAAAAGTTATAGATGGGAAGTTATGGATGGTGGGATAGATTTTACCTATCGTACATATCCTAACAAAGGAAAAGATCGAAGTCATATTTTTAGAGATCTAAGTATAATAGTATTCCATGGAGTGCCTAATCCACATGAGATTGATGATAAAGAAGTACTAAGGCATTGGAAACTAGATAAATAAACGTAACAAACGGAGAACATAGCACATGGCTAATAGAACATTTAAGGTTTACGGACAAGCACACGCTGAAGCAGGCGATGTAACAGCAGTATTGTCTGTAGGTGGAGTAGAGGTATTTAACGGTGCAGTTAGCGACTCTACAACAGACAGAGAAGGTAATGCACCAAACACAAGTAATTTGCTTTTTACATATACATTAGATGAAGCAACAACAGGCAACTTAGCATACTCACTAGCAGTTTCAGGTGGAGAACTTTGTCTAGGTAGAACACACTATAACGGTGTTCCAGGAATGAC